GGCAACGACCGAGTAAAGGAGGGCAATAGTTTTGGGATTGGTAAATTCGTTAAGTTAACACGGATGCACGATCACAAGATGACATTTAGTGACAAGAACGGCAAAGAGACGGAGGTAGACTTTGGTGGAGCGCCAAAGGTAGTTAACCTCACTAACGGCACTGAGAACAAGACTTGGTGGTCGTTAGAAGAAGACGGAGCGTTAGGTAACGGGACACGGGCGAAAGTCCAGTTCGAGACCTACTCCAAGGGCGCTGGGCTACGGCTCATTGCTGTTGGTGTCACTGACCACGTTGCCTACGAAGGCGGTGGTTCAACCGAAGACGACGAACTATTTATGGTGGAATAAACATGCGGGTGAATATAGACTTCTACTACGACAAGGAAGAGGATGGCATCGAAGGTTCTTCAAGCGCATCACGAGATGGCGTCTTCGATCTCTACACAATGTCTCAGTTTCTAGCTGATGCTATGCGAGGCGCAGGTTACAGTTATGTAACTGACGTAGGGTTTGAGAAGGACGATGGTACAGTCACCTTTGGGGAGATGTAAGTGAGCAAAGGCAAAGTTCTGATAGACGGTGACATCATAGCCTATCGTGCAGCCTTTGCCACTCAAGACCTTACCGCTAAGGACGCAGAAGAGAAGGTTGATGATCTTATTGAGTATATCTTGGATGAGACCATTGATCTTCCCTTCCCGTCCCCGGAGGACTACGAAACGTATCTAACTGGCAAGACAAACTTTCGGAATGACATTGCTAAATCCCACCCGTACAAGGGAAATAGGACTGCAACCGAGAAGCCAGAGCATTTAGGTGCGACACGAGAGCATATGATTAACAACTGGAGTGCTATCGTTAGTGTCAACGAAGAGGCTGATGACCTTATATCAAAGGAAGCGGCAGAGACAGGTTATAACTGTGTTGTTGCATCTGTTGATAAGGACATGCTACAGCTTCCTTGTTGGCACTTTAACTTCGTAAAGGGCAAGTGGACTAAGGTAGATGAGTGGTCAGGCACAAAGTTCTTCTATACGCAAATCCTGACGGGTGACGCCGCTGATAACATAAAGGGTCTACATCGTGTTGGCCCTAAGACATCAGAGAAGATGCTGGCACATTGTGAAACAGAAGACGACCTCTGGGAAACGTGTGTTAAGGCTTACGGTGGTGACGTAGAGAGGGTACTAGAAAATGCGAGGTTACTATGGCTAAGGCGGTACGACAACGAACTGTGGGAGCCACCTCAAGGGGCATAAAGCATGGTTATAGGTCTGGGCTAGAAGATCGTATCTCAGACCAACTCAAGAGCCTTAAAGTACCGTTCAAGTATGAGGAGTTCAAGATCAAGTATGAGGTTAACGAGGTTAGAACCTACACACCTGACTTTGAACTCCCCAACGGTATCATCATAGAATCCAAGGGACGGTTCGTTGCAGCAGACAGAAAGAAACATCTGTTAGTCAAAAAGCAACATCCAGACCTTGACATTCGGTTTGTCTTCTCTAATTCTAATGCGAAGATAAGCAAAGGCTCAAAGACTACGTTAGGCATGTGGTGTGACAAGCATGGCTATATGTACGCAGACAAGTTAATTCCAGAGGAATGGATAAAGGAAACATAATGGCAGGAAAGACAGTCGTAGTCTTCTCGTGCGCTCACGTTGATCCCAGTGTGAGTAACGAGAGGTTTAACTGGTTAGGTGAGTTCTTGTATGACCTCAAGCCTGATTATGTCGTTGACTTGGGTGATGGCGCTGATATGCGGTCATTAAATACATTTGACACTCGTTACCCAGAGGCAATCGTCAGTCAGAGCTATGAGGCAGACATAGAACACTACAACGATGCACAAGAGCGTATCCGATGGAAGTTCAGACACCACCGACGAAAACGACCAGCTTACATAGGGTTTGAGGGGAACCATGAGAACAGGATTAAGAAAGCTATCAAACACGATCCTCGACTTGAAGGCTCGAAGTATGGCATATCTTTTGACCACCTACAGACGAACAGATGGTTCGACGAGTACCACGAGTATGAAAACTCCGCTCCAGCGATTGCTGATTACGATGGGGTCTCGTATGCTCACTTCTTTAGTAGTGGTAACTTTGGGTCTGCTATGTCTGGTATGCACCATGCTAATGCACTACTGGCTCACAGGCATCATAGTTCTACTTGTGGTCATAGCCATAAACGTGATCTTAAGTTTAAGGACGCTTCACACCCTAACGGAGTTATCGGTCTTGTTGCGGGGTGCTACAAAGGTGCAGCAGAAGGATGGGCAGGTCAAGCCAACAAAGAGTGGTGGTCTGGCATTGTAGTCAAACGGGAGGTAGAAAACGGTATGTATGATCCAGAGTTTGTTTCCCAGTCACGACTAAAGGCTATGTATGGGCAAACGTAGTGACTTCGACAGAGTACCGAGGGATTACTACCCGACACCAAGGGCAGCAGTTGAGCCTCTGATCCCGCACTTGCCTTACTCATTTGACTACTACGAACCTTGTGCGGGAGATGGGCGTCTGATAGACCACTTAGATGATCTGACAGATGGTCATGGTGAGTGTATCTTTGCTTGTGATATTGAGCCGAGAGACCCAAGAGTTTGCTTACATGATTCTATTAACATGGGTGAACAAGACTTCTTGGAGTTGTATGTGGCTTTCGGTGGTGCAGACCTATGTATCACCAACCCACCTTGGGATAGAAAACTACTGCACCCATTCATCGAAGGGTGGATGCAGATGTGTCCAACATGGCTACTCTTTGATGCCGATTGGATGCACACAAAACAATCCTCTATCTTAATGACCTATTGCGTTAAGGTAGTTAGCATAGGTAGGGTCAAGTGGATTGAGGGTAGTAAGAGCGTAGGTAAAGACAACTGCGCTTGGTATCTATTCGAGAGAGCGAGAGACCCTGCGAAACAGACAGAGTTCTACGGGAGAACAGTATGATTACGCAAGAAGACATTGATGCTTTCAGCATTGTTAATGCTACACCGATGGAGTATTCCTATTGGGTTGAAGGTAAGATCACGACAAAAGGTGAGACCCGTCTAGTGGAAAATGCACTAGGTCTCGTGGGTGAATCTGGAGAGGTAGCTGAGAAGGTAAAGAAATACCTCCGTGACAATACGAAGGTTAATCAGAAAGAGATCATCAAGGAGTTAGGTGACGTTCTGTTCTACACGACAGCCTTGGCTAATTACTTCTACAGTAACCTGCCAGAGGTAATGGAGACTAACATGGATAAGTTAAATGATCGTGCCAAGCGTGGTGTGATTAAGGGATCAGGAGACAACAGATGAAACAGAGATGGGTAAATAATATTGTAGTCAGGTTCATGCGATACTGTGTGATGTGGTCAGAGCATAGGGCAGCAGTCAAGCTACTAAATCAAATGTCTGACAGGGAACTAAAGGACATTGGAATAAACCGAGAAGACATTGACCGTATGATCTGGTTAGAAGAAGATAAAACTATGCGAGGACGTGGCGAATGAGCAACCAACTACCAACAGACTACCAAGCCTTTATCCACAAGTCACGGTATGCTAAATACTTTGATAGCAAAGGTCGGGAGTCCTACAGCGAAACAGTAGCCCGTTACATGGATAACATCGTGCGTCCTGTGGCTGGTGATAACACATACATTGACCAGCTAGAGCAAGCTATCCTATCGCTTGACGTTATGCCATCCATGCGGTCTCTTATGACAGCAGGGCCAGCAGCCCTCCGTGACAATACTGCTATGTACAACTGTAGCTACCTTGCAGTCAAGAACATCAAGAGTTTCGACCAAGCTATGTTTATCTTGTTGTGTGGTACAGGTGTAGGGTTCTCAGTTGAGCGTCAGTACATCAACAAGCTACCAGAAATACCAGACCAGTTATTTAACAGCGACACAACAATCGTGGTTAAAGATAGCAAGGAGGGTTGGGCCAAGGCTCTACGTCAGCTTATTGCTTTGCTGTATAGCGGTGAGGTTCCCAAGTGGGATACGTCTAAGGTTCGTCCAGCGGGTGCAAGACTTAAGACCTTCGGTGGTCGTGCCTCTGGCCCAGCGCCTTTGATTGACTTGTTTAACTTTGTGATCCACACGTTCAAGAACGCTACAGGTCGTAAGCTATCGTCTATCGAATGTCACGACATCATGTGTAAGATCGGTGAAGTGGTAGTCGTAGGTGGTGTACGGCGGTCAGCTATGATCTCCCTGAGTAACCTCTCAGATGATCGTATGCGTCACGCTAAGTCAGGTGCATGGTGGGAGAACGATCCACAACGAGCTTTGGCTAACAACTCTGTGTCGTACACTGAGAAGCCCGACAGCATCTCTTTCATGCGTGAGTGGCAAGCCCTAGTGGAAAGCGGCAGTGGTGAGCGTGGTATCTTCAACCGTCAAGCAGCTAAGGTACAAGCAGCAAAGAACGGACGCCGTAAATCAGACCTTGACTTTGGCACGAATCCTTGCAGCGAAATAATTTTGCGTGATTCGCAGTTTTGCAACCTAACGGAGTGCGTTATCCGTGCTACCGATACTATCGAAGACCTAGAGCGCAAGGTCAAACTTGCTACCATCTTGGGTACGATCCAAAGTACCTATACTCACTTTCCGTACCTATCGAAGGAATGGAAGGACAACACAGAAGAAGAACGTCTGTTGGGGGTGAGCCTCACAGGTATTATGGACAATCAGCTAATGACACTCAAGAATGGTGGGTTAGCAAAAACATTGGAGCATCTCAAAAATGTCGCTGTTAATACAAACGCTGAGTGGGCTGAACTTCTTGGTATCCCTGTTGCTGCTGCTATCACTTGTGTCAAGCCTAGTGGCACTGTCTCCCAGCTTGTTGACTCTGCTAGTGGTATCCATGCTCGTCACTCACCTTACTACATTCGTACTGTGCGTGGCGACATAAAAGACCCGCTGACGAACTTCCTCAAGGATCGTGGTGTACCTAATGAACCCTGCGTGATGAAGCCAGATACAACTGTAGTATTTAGCTTCCCACAGAAAGCACCTGATGGAGCCGTATGTACCTCTGACATGACTGCAATCGAACAGTTAGAGACGTGGTTGATGTATCAGCGACACTGGTGTGAGCATAAGCCCTCCGTGACAATCAACGTCCGATCTGACGAATGGTTTGAAGTGGGTGCATTTGTGTACAAGCACTTTGATGAGATGTCTGGTGTGTCGTTCTTACCGTACAACGAACACACATACCAACAGGCTCCTTATCAAGAGTGTGGTAAATCTGAGTATGAGGAACTTAAGTCTCTTATGCCCGACAACCTCAACTGGGATGAACTCTCAGACTACGAGAGCGAAGACAATACGGCAGGTAGCCAGACACTAGCTTGCTCTGGAGATAGCTGTGAGATCGTAGACCTAGTGTAACCAAAGCACCTGAGCAAGTGTCTAAACTGCTTACTAGGAGACACCCATGTACACCATCATTACCCGTGAACAATGCAACTTCTGTGATGCAGCCAAGGCTTTACTCAAGGGAAGTGGCTACCCCTACACAGAGTATAACGTACACTCCCAAAGCTCAAGGTGGGTATTAACCC